TCTAACATCCACTTCTCTGCATACATATCATCACTGGTGGTTGAAGTAGTATCAGAAGCCCATTCCAATTCATCTATACGCATACTCAATTCATTCTTAATGCTGTACATCAAATCTTCTAACCAACTTACATCTGTAGTAGTAAAGGTAGGAATATCAAGATTGTCTAAGTCCCACTGGATATCATCAATCATATCCCGCAAGTTAGAATCATCATAAGAAGTACTTCCCGTAGCTTGGAGAACTGCTACAGCCGTTTGTAGTGCGGATATATCTGCACGTAAAGAAGCATCATTAAAGTCATTCTCTACACGCTGAATAGTAGTACCACTACCACTGCTGGTCGTGGGCAATGCATTTACTTGTCGTTCTAAATCAGATACTCGACTACGAAGATTAGAATCATCGTAATTATTTTCAACAGTTCGACTACCGCCAGAACTAGATTTAGCAGAATCAGCAGTACTCTTTGCTGAATTAGCTACCCGCTCTACGGAAGTAACATCAGATTTGATGGTTCTCATATCAGATTTAATTGTAGTAATAGAAGATTTTAAACTATCTATTGAGCCTTCTGCGGATGCAATACGTACCACTAAAGGACCCAAATCCACAGATCCATCCGAAGTCATATCTATACTAGCTAAAGCATTTAATTGCCCCTCTAATTCAGCCAAACGTCCACGTAAAGCTGAATCATCAAAAGCTTCCATATCTTGTATGTCTAAACCATTTAATTCAGTACGCAACGCTGTAACTTGTAAGGCTAAAGTTTGTATACGCTCATCTAAATAGAAATCATCAAATTCATCAGGTATATAAATATTATCTATACGTTCATTGATAGTATCAGCTTGTAACCAAAGGAGCGAATCATCATAAGGAGCAACGTTTATCTCACTAAAACGTTCTTCCATATCCGCATTAACAGTCTGTTGATGAGCCACATCTTCTTTGATGTTTGTTACATCAGTTTTAAAGTTAATACCAAATGTGATTCCACCGATTAAGATACCGACAATCGGTATCCCGGCGGTAACAACACCTACTGCTTTTGAAATGCTCATAAGTATCCCTTAGTTCTTTCGCAAAAGTGTCATAAAAGTATACTCTAAAAATGGTATACCTGTCACAATTTCATCTTATGTAAAGATTAAAATCCAACAAGCAGCAGCGGTGAGTACATCTGCCACCGCTGCGATAATCATTCCAAAAACTAAAACTTTGCGCCCATTTTCATCCATGTCACGCTACCCACACTTAGAATATCCACATTCCATGCAAGTCGCACAACCTTCGGACTGGCTCAACTCTCCTGTACATTCAGGACAACGAGGACCAGATGCTACCAAACTTGTCACCTCACCATGCCCATTAGCGTGTACGTCAATTCCATTAGTTACTTTAAGTACATACCCAATGCCATCAGCTAACGACTTTATTTGACGAGCTTCATACCACACAGGGCAGCATGTTATCCCATCAAGTTGTTTAATAATGGATTCAATCGGGACTCCATATTGAAGTGCTGTAGAAGTTAACCTACCCAATGCTTCGGTTGTTGCTGCCTCACAAGCCCCAGCCTTACCAACTGTGGCAAATACCTCAACAGGATTGCCATCTACGCTATTAACCGTCACATGAAGAGAACCATGCCCCGTAGGAACTGTTCGAGTCTTACCAAGCCGTTCAGACGAATTTAGATCCCTTACAGCATTCCAAGTAAAGAATGAAGAAGTATCAGTAGAGGTGGGAGATAAACTAGTTAATACTTCTTTTTCTCGACTTCCTTGACGATAAACCGTGATTCCTTTACAACCCAACTCCCATGCCTGTTCATATGCTAATCCAATATCATGTTGTGTAGCATCGTTAGGAAGATTAATGGTCTTGGATATGCCACTATCAACATACTGTTGGAAGGCCGCCTGCATTCGAACATGCCAGTCATGTGGTATAGCATCACTAACCACAAATACTTTCCGGGCATCAGAATCCATTAAAGATTCAATTCCCACACCACTAGATAATTTATCTGAGAGTTCTTCCTCAGACATATCAAGACGTTTTTGTAGGTCCTGATCGATATAGAATAATTCAACATCCTCTAAAGCTGCACTTAGATTATGTTTTTTGTAGGCAAGAGCAAAGTGAGGCTCAATCCCACTAGAGCAATTGGCAATCATCGAGATTGTCCCGGTGGGAGCAATTGACAACCTCCACGCATTCCGCATTGACCCCCATTGACCTCCCTTGTCCTTATTCAATGGAGAATCCCCAAAGGCCGGGAATGAACCCTTATGCTCTGCAAGTTTAGAAGAAGCCGTATCCGCCGAATTCTTTAAAACATTCCCAATAGCCTCGGCTAAGGCTAATGCTTCCTCACTATTGTAAGGAATATCTAACCGAACTAAGAGGTTAGCCCAACCCATGATGCCCAAACCAATCTTCCGCGTAGACTCATTCATTCGTTGGGTGAATTCAGTTGGATGGCGATTTGCATCAACTACATTATCAAGAAAACGTACACAAGTTTCTATTGTTTCTTCAAAGCGTCTAAAATCAAAGCCGTTCCCTTTAGGATGTTGAAGTACAAAATTTCCAACATTGATGCTACCCAAGTTGCAAGACTCACCAGAGAGAAGTGGTTGTTCACCACAGGGATTAGTGGCATTAATCTGACCTAACGCTGGAGTAGAGTTGTCTTCATTGATTCGATCTAGCCAAACCATTCCAGGTTCACCGTTAGTCCATGCACCCCTAATGATTTCCGCGAATAATTCTCTAGCCTTTATATAATGACCATCATCTTTTGGCTCATCATAAAGATTTCGATCGAGAGGCCATGACAGATGAATCCACTTATCTTGTTGAACCGCAGTCATAAAGGTGGAATCCGCACCAATTGAAATGTTGAAGTTTGATATCTCACCTTCAACATTTTTACAATGAATAAATTCTTCAATGTCAGGATGATAGACCTCCATGATAGCCATGTGAGCTCCATCTCTCTTTCCACCTTGGGTAATCATAGTGCCAACTTGAGAGAGAACTCGAAGAACATGGATAGGTCCACACGCCTTTCCTTGGGTAGTAGCAATGCCATAACCTTTGGGACGCAATGCAGAAAGACTAAAGCCGATGCCACCACCAAACTTTTCAATCATAGCTTGGTCACCTGCTACACGCATGATGTCACCCATTGAATCGGGGATATCCATCACATAACAAGCACTGAGGGTTCCTTGGCCTGTTCCAGCATTCATAAGCGTCGGACTGTTGGGCATAAAATCCGAAGCCCACATCAAATCAAAGAAAGATTTCTCTAATTTTTTAACTTGATTTTCAGTCGAACCATATTTGTATTCAACTTCAGCAATGGCCCGTGCCACCCTTGTAAATAACCCTTTAATGTCTTCGGTTGGATTTCCAGCTTCATCCTTTAAAAGATACCTTTTTTCCAATATCTTGACTGAATTCTCCGAAAATGGCCTTGAAACAGCTACCACAACAAACTCCTACTTCCACAAAAATAAAAACGGCCCTAATGGGAGCCGTCAACGATTATTGAACAACTCCTCAGTTTATGACACTCGTAATTCGCCCCACTTAGCAACCATTAGAGCATCAATAGCATCCTGGGAATATTTGCTAACGCTTTCCCCGTAAATCTTTTGGGCCATGGCCTTGACCTTATCTTTATCAGCTTTACCATGACCCACCACATCTTTCTTCCATGTCATCACATTAACGGTGAAAACATCTATATCATAGTGGGTAAAGATTGTACGACACATTGCTAAGATGTGTACAAGCTTGATCAAAGATTGACGGTTCTGAACTAGGGGGATGTCTTCAATGCAAATCAGATCATCAGAGGTGACTGAATCCCTAACCCACGGAAACATTTGACTGTAAAGTTCTTTGAACCGAATCTCCCATGATCTAGATTTAGAGATCAATTCTACCACTTCGAAGCCCTTGTTGGGAAGCAATTTTGCAATGGCTATCTTCGAAGTTGATAAATCCAGACCATACACACTCATATCTTAAAGCGTTCCTGACCACGCCTGGTGACTACTCTACTCACAGTATCAAATTGAGATTCATATAAACTTAGACGACCTTTAAGAATCTTAAACTCCCCGTTCAAATCGATAATTCTCAATTTAAGAGTTTGAAGTTCTGGATTCTCAACTAAAGCCTGTCCGATTAATGAATCCTTTAATAATTTTTTAGAAGAATCATTCTCCAGCCGAGCAATCGCTGTTGATTGCATCAAGCTATATCCTTCAGTAAGTATATATAACTCTCCATCAATCTTAGAAAGTTGATAGGCCATATGACCACGCCAAGATCCTAGAAATAACAGCCAATCATCTAGTTCGACATCCGAAAGATTATCTGCATTACTGGGAAATGAATAAGTGGTCCCACTTACAGGTCTAATCGGTGATGGGTAATCCCCATCTAATGCACGTAATTCTCCTGCCTTTGAAATAAAAGTATTAACATTGACCATTAGTTTTAAACTCCCTGAATAAAATAATCTTTTTCACAAGTTTTTCGGTAATTACACCAATCATGATTCCAATCAGGCTGATATGGAACACGCTCAGAACGTTGAACATATTCAAGTACACGTCGAAACTTATCTAGAGTAGCTTCAACAATAGAATCATCACGCTGAATTTCACAAATTGTATATTCTTGATTATCTTTATTGATGTAAAAAATCATACCCTCATCAATTCCTGTCATCAGTGAGTAAAGATTCCATTGCATCAAATGATCCGGACGAGGTAGCTCTGTTTTACGCTTCGGATTAGCCATTGATTTAAGTTCTAACAGAAATTGTTTATCGTCTGAAGGGCGTTTGATTATGGCATCATAAAATCCCCTAATGGGAGGATCATCATAAGTGATTTCTTGCTCTGAAGAAACCATAACCCCGGTTTCAGTCAAACGTTTCTCAACAAACTCATGAAAGACTGTCCCAACTGCCATTCGTCGTAAACTGTTATCGGAAATGGGATCCTGATCATAGCCAAGCATGTAATAATATAATGCACGGGGGCATAAATGAGCCTGCGAAGGACTAAAATGAGTTCTTACATAAGGCTTACGTTGTTGACCCTTCTCATAATCATCAAACGTAGACTCTAACCAATGTTTAGGGTTATCTCTTTCCCGTAAAATACTACTAAGTTTCGGCATCAATTTTTCCTTGAGCAAATCTCATAAGATTTTGAATAAAACTCGACTTGAATCGACCATTGATTTCTTTGTTGCTATATCTCCAAATGACTAACCCATAGTCACGGAACAACTCCTCATCCCTGTTCTGATCTCGTTTTTTGAAATGATGAGGACCATCTAATTCAATTCCCAGATGTAAATCAGATATATAGATATCAACGACATATGGGGGAAAATCCTCTTCTAAGCTAGAACCAAATCCCGCCTCTTTAACCCAAGCAGCAACGGTAAATTGCTGTTTAGTATCTTTTTTGCGAGGTTCATTTTTCAATCTCATCTAGCTTTTTTGCTGTCTCTCCTCCCGAAGCAGGTGGGGCTGGTATTGGTGGGTATGGTAGATGTGGGAGATAGCTTGCGCTGTCTTCCTTTCGTGGATCACCACAATCCCTACAATAACGAATAGTTAGATTGGAGTTATTATTCCATGTATTAACAGTCAAGGACCAACATCGTTCACCCTTTTTAATATCTTTCCCGCACTCTCGATTCCAACAGTTCCAATCTTTTCTAACAGTAACGAAGTTCCAATATTCTGTTCGCCTCTTCTCATTTTGTAACCATTCTGATTGTTCCATTATTTACCAATTCTCCGCATCGTGGGATTATCGTTATCGTATCTACTAGTACTAGGAGGCCCCGGACGACCTGCACGGTCAGTGACACGATCTGAGTTAAGAAGACCAGAAGCCAACAAGTCCGGATCACCGGGGTCAGTCATATTCAACAAGGTATTCTCATTCGGCTCCAGTTCTTCTGCCCCGACAATTCGATTGAAAGCCTCAGGATCAACGGGTGGAGCATTCTCTATTGCCACCTTACGACGTTGTCGTTTCTTCTTCTTGGGGGGTTTTTTTAGTCCCTCACTAATCTCCGCAGTCATTTCCGCATAGATCGTCCTTACATCATTTCTAAGACGATCTGCAAATTTTTCAGCAATTTCGGCAGCCAATTCATCATCCACATGATAGACACCTTCTAACATGCTACCAAAGGATGAAAGAATCCCATGTAAATCTTCTGCTAACGTACCTACGGATGTGGTCATACGGCACTCCTTACCTCTTCTGAAATAACATCTTGAAGGTCTTCAGACTCTTTTAGTATCTGAAGAAACTTCTCTCGTCCCATACCTTTAGTGATTTCTCCCGTGGACTCATTAGTATAACTATATTGTGGACCACTCTGTTTGATGATGTCGAGATCCTTAGCCTGCATAAACAACTCATAAAGAGGATCTGGTAGCCCCGTAAAGTAAAATGGCACAGCCGCCGTTAGAAGAGGAGTATGAGTTTTATTCTTCTCCGCTTTCATATTAATGAAAAATCCCTTAGGCTCTTTAGCGTCACCAATCGTATCCCCTTTACGCACTCTAACCATTATACGACTAAAGAATTCTTGTCCTTTCCCCCCTGGCAACGCATCTCTAGTTATATATCCACCGATACCAGCACGAATCTGATTGATGAAGATGAGAGCAGTATTCACATTGGCTTGAGGAAGTTTCCTAAATAACTGGTTCATCATTCTAGCTTGTAATCCAATCGATTGATGCTCCATCCCCTCTTGAGCCTCGGCTGTAGGTAGCAGGGCAGCAATACTGTCCAATACTACAAGATCTACCTTCTGTTCACACAAAGATAGTAAAATATCTAATGCCTTCTCTCCTGTCTGAGGACGGGCCACAATCAACTTCTCGGTGTCAATGCCAATGTTAGCAGACCAAACAGGATCATAACTAAACTCGGCATCAATGAAGGCACATTTATTGCCTAACTCTTGAGCATGAGCAATGATACGTTGCGAAATATAGGTTTTGCCAGAGCTCTGATACCCAAACAACTCTGTCACCGCCAAACGTGGTACACCACCACCCAACATCCCATCTAACGCAGGCATCCCTGTTTCAATACGCTGAGTATCTAAGGCTTCATCGTTACCAACCATAAGATTGGTTTTGAGTTCCTTATTGATTACATCTAATATCTTTTTTACATCGTCACTCATCTGACATATCTCCCCAACTCTTTTTTGAACGTTTCATCTCAACAATCATTGGAACGTTAAAACGTCCATTTGGAGAATTCGTAAAATCCTCCATAATCTCTTTAATTCTCGGCAAAGTGGATTCATCAATTTCATCAAGAACTATGCTATCGTGGACAACATTACAAATGAACCCTCCAACCTGATTGAGATACTCCCAAACATTGAACAGACTGATTTTAGACATCTCAGCACAGGTTCCTTGAATTACATAATTAACCCCTTTATAGCTGTCTTTTCCAGCAATATGGATTCGACGACCATAAAGAGTTCTAACATAACCCTTGGTTGAAACTTCACTCGGCAATTGTGTCTCACTGTAATAACGCAATTCCGGGTAACTATTCCAAAACTGATCAAAGATAGTAGTGGCTTGACGATAGGAAATACCTGCTTCATCAGCAAGCTTTTTTGCTCCAGCACCATACAAAGAAGCAAAATTAGTTTGCTTCGCTGTTTGTCGTTGATCAGAGGTTGCACCATCACCCCAAATCAAATTAGCAGTGTACATATGCATGTCAATACCATCATTAAACGCATCAATCATGTTCTGCTGTTTTGAGACATGGGCTGCCACACGCAATTCTTGTTGGGCGTAGTCAAAATCAAAAAATTCTTGATCCGGCACAAAGAGTCGTCGTATTTCTTTCTTTCTAGGAATATTCTGGAGATTGGGGTTACTCCCTGAAAAACGTCCTGTTATCGTACCTGAAGCATTCCAATGGGCATGGATACGTCCCTTATGTTGTAGCTTAGGATACGACTGCACATAAGTGTTATCCAGCTTCTCAAGGTCCCGCCAATCCTTAATCAACTTGGCAACTTTAGATCCCACAGGATGCTTAATCTTCTCTAATGCCTTTACATTAGTGCTACGGCCCCCACCCTCCGTCTCAATGGCAGGTTTGATGCGTAGTTGATCATAGAAGTACTCAGCAAGTTGTTTAGGTGAACCAAGCTCTAATGTGCGCCCAACTATTGAATAAATTTCATCCTGTATATCTCGTTGTTGGGCTTTAAGTTGACGATGCAGGGTAGAACAATACTCCAAATCAATCTTAATGCCACGTTGCTCCATAGACATAATTACGGGAATTAGCCTATGTTCCATATCAACCAGTTGCATATGTCCGGGTCTTGCCTTTAACTCGTCCAAGAACAGATACGCTAAAGCCTTAGTTAAAACGGTATCCATACAAGCATAGGGATCCATAAAATCAGCAGGGACGAAGTCATAACTTTTCAACTTATACTGCGTCATATACATCTTAATGGTATCTTGTGCAGCAGATGCGGCCGAACCAAATATCGACTCCCCTAACTCTTTTAGCCCCTTTTCTCCCCCCGTGTCCCTCAAATGTGCCAATCGTAGGGTATCTAAAATATTTTTAGGGGGAAGTACTCCATATGTCTCTCGAATCATATGCAAATCAAATTCACAATTATGAAAAACAAAAGTCTTATAATCAGCCTTAAAAAGGTCAGCCATAAGTGTACCAATATGAGATACACCAAAATCAGTGTTACGGATAAATGTAGCCTTGTCATCCCATGCTAACGAAACACCAAAAGCACGATCTTCCATCCAACGTAGACCCGTTGTTTCCGTGTCTACAGCAATGTAATTATCATTACTAGAGAGAATCTCATTCTTCAGAGAATCAAGACTCTGGGGGGAGATAGGGACGTAACGTGGTAGTTGCTGTGTTGCCATCACTGCTTATCCTTATTGCATCATTAAAATCGGGAATCCGTTCCATACTGATTCGACCCGGCGGAAAGGTATTAATACATTGAATAAAAAATGGTAACTGGAAATACACACATTCAAATGGTTGTGTGATAGTTACATCTTCAATCATCAGTTCCGCCTCAATATTTGATCTTGGAACACTTAATTGAATTCCATTCCCCTCAAGAGTTGGAGCAATTCCAATTAAATCTTGCTCCGTCGTCTGCAATGCCAACCGCAATTGGTCTAATGTTTCCTTTTTATCCATTTCACATAATTTAGTTCCTGTTGACTGACGTAATTTATGGACCATCTCAGGATAAGGCTGTTGAATTCGTGGTGAATATAGAGTCATAGACTCATTTGATATCACTACATGTCGCCCATTCTCAGATAATCCAATATTTACTGTCTCTGACCCAGCCAATAACCGAACAATAGCTTCAGTAAACTCAACAGGGATGACTAAATCGGGTAATTGTTCCCCTGTAAAGGGTACAGTTGCAGTGAAAAGACAAAAACCATTCATACCTGATATCACAAACTCATCTTCAGTTGAACCAATATATGAATAGGTGAGATTAACCTGATCAAAAGTTCGTGACACAAAGTTTTTCGACGAATCCAAAAGCCCTAAAAAGCTAGAATCCGTTGTACAAGTAAGTCCAATCATTGGGGAATCGGGTATATCATCATAAATCCCTTCAACATGAGGAATCTTAACCTGAGATCTACCCGACTTCACCACTATTGAACCTTTCCCATCGGGAAGTAAATTAACTGATGAGGTCTTAAACCCACCAATAATATCCTTTAGCTTAGATATTGAGGCTGAGAAAACAAAATTTTCATCAGTCTCAATATCTTCGACATTCCAGATAGGCATATCCCCATCTTGATAGATACGAAACTGCCCATTCTGAACCAGACCAAGCACTGGAGTTTTCTTGGAAGTATTTGAAATAACAGAAGCGATAGAACTTAATTTACGCTCCAGTGAAACTCTAGCAACCTCTACCATTGAACTTCCTTTGCTTTACCCTTACCCGCCACCCCATCCAGTTGTTTTTGCATTTCATTGACTTTACGACCAAGCTCCATAATCACGGATTCATTATCCGTAATATCAGCTTGAGTGATTAATTTGCCCATTGCAGCTTCAAGGGCAGGCCACGCTGTTTCATTAACCGTGGCAATAGCCCTATCAATCTGGTCCTGAACATCACCATCGATATCTATGTCAAGGATAGCGATTTGAGGGCGGAAAAAATTAAATCCGCCCCCGGTTTGCATCTTAAGTGTCATTCCAAGTTCGACATTAACCTTAGCCATTGTTCTCCTCTGTTGACCCCATCTTGTCATACGCAGCTTCTTCTCGATCAATCTCTTCCTTTGACTCTGGAGCTGGAGCAGAATTCATCGTATAACCATCTCCACCTTCCTCGCTGAACTGAGGAACATCAATCTCCACAATGAGTCCCGCCGCAATACTTTCAATGTCAGGTAAATCTTGCGTAATCGAAGCAATCTCGCTTGCAAAATCATAAGACAGTTGGGTATCGGAGAAGCCCAGATTGTAGCTAGTACGATCTTGAAGTTTCATGCAACGATAATCAAAATTGCGATCTTCCAATGAATCCATCTCGGACCGAATCTGTTCTAGATTACGATATAAGGTGTAGGACGCTTGGAAAATTTGAGGCTTGCGAACTGTTTCGCGATAAAAGATCTTTTGTCCACGCTTAACCTCGTCCCAAGGCTCTTGACCTTCACGGTCAAGTCGTGGATTCTGATCGGTATGGAACGTTCCAAAATGGAAAATCCACGCTAGAAATCTTTCCGTTGTCTTAGTGATCGTAGGATCGGCTGACATGCAATGAACACACTGATCATCACGAATCGGCTTATTGTCGCTACCGATATTTTTCCTTGTGCAATACTCGTATTTGGTAAAGCGAGCTCCAGAAAGCGTCGTGCCAGGAATATTATGGTAACTGCTTAAATCACCACCCTCACCAATAAACCGAACAACCGCATATTCATTGGGACGAACACGTACCGTATTTCTCCACACACTCAAAGGGTTACGGATTTCATCCATCCCCTCAGAACCAGAATTAGATGTAGGCTCACCAACAGCAATCTTAGGCATTTGATCTCTCCATCATTGTATTTAGACTTTTCTTTAAGATTTGCAATTTCCAATAACTGTGATATTTCAATTGACTGAAGTCATCCACGTCCATATCCCCAAAATCTTTAGCCTTACCGGAAGGAAAAACGTATTCAACCTCTAGTCCCTTATCCAAGAGCATCCTTGTAGACCGTTCAGCCATTTTAAGACCCGCACGATCCTTATCAGGACAAATAACTACTGTCCTGGCAATCGAACCCAGCATCCTAATATGACCTTGGGACATGCTTCCACCAAAACTACTCAAAACATTTGTAACCCCTTCTTGATATGCCTTAATGGCATCAAATATACCTTCAACTAATATGACCTTTCTATCGATAGGCTGAACTTTATCAAAAGGAAAAAGAATCTGATCCTTGTTCATCCCTAGACTATTAATGTATTTTGGATTTCCAACAATTTTCCGTTGAACGCTTCCCACTAACTCAGCATCCTGATAAATCGGAATGACAATACTGTTAAATCCTTTATGATATTTGAGATTAAAATCATTAACCGTTTTCTCTGTTATGCCACGACTAACAAGATATTCATTTTCATAAGCCATTGGAAGTGCATCAACATCATAAAGAGGTTTAACTTCCTGAACCTGTGTAGGGTTCATATTCAATGATTCTAGATAAAGGTCTGGGAAAGCGGCCGCAAACTTATGGTGAAGCTTTTTGTTTGGAGCAAATTTAAGCAATAAACTTTCAAGGGTCCGACCTTTCCCACAACCAGCAAAACAATGCCATCCATTCTCGGTGTTAATTGCAAGACTAGCCGTCGAATCATCATGCCACGGACAATAGGCAACTATCTCATTACCATAACTTTTGGTGACATGAAATCCAACATCTTGTAAGAATTCAGCAACGGAATTCATTACTTAGTTTCTCCCAAGCCTTTGAACAATCTGTAAAGCAAAAAATGTGATTATTGTTGTAAACATGACAAATAATAATGCTCCCACCCACATTCCAAAATATAGCGAATATGACTCACTTAACCAATATCCCAGTAGGGCAAACCCCAAACTTATTGTTATATAAAAACTACAGAGCCATAGCCCTAAAGTCCATTGGAGGCTCTTCTCCAACCGATCTACCAATATCACCCGTATCGGGATCAAAGGTAACCTCATAATTTTTACTAAAAGCCCGTTGATTACGGACAAGAGGAACAGCGATTTGTCGAGTATCAGCAGTCCTCGGATCTCCACCAAGCGATATAAGAATGTCCACAAAACGATTAAAATCGTAACCCCCGGCCACCAGCCTCGCCATAGCTGGAGCAGCTTGGTCCGAATTTGCATCTCTGTCACGTCCTGTTTGATTTGTAACCACTAAAGCTGTGTTCGTCGCCGTTGCAAGAGTTTTAAGATCTTGACATTTTTTCTTCATCTGATCCCATGACTGTTTCTCGTTATAATCATCCTCAACCATGTAGACACCATCAATGATAAGTATGTCAGGTGCATCAGAACTTAGAATACCCGCAATAGTTGTTTGTGGAGTTATTTTATCTTTCGGTTGAAAGGGATAAATAATTAAATCTCTACGATTCAATGCTGAAGATGCTTCTAGGTATTTCTGGTAGTTCTCCTCAATGCCTGGTAATCCACTCGCTAAAGAATCATGAAGTATGGGAAAACCAAACTTATTAGCCAAAACCGTATCTATACGATCCTCAATCTCCGAAACTGTTAGTTCAGGAGAGATGATACCAACTTTGCAACCCTTCAAATAGTTTGCCAAAGCAATCTTTAATGCAAACCATGATTTTCCTGATTTAGTGTCAGCAATAATGCCAACAAACTGACCCTTAGTAAGTCTAAGGGGGAAATTGTCTAAAGGGTCTATTCCCCACATAAGTCTACGAGTATCTGCACCTTGAATACGATCTTGATATCGCTTCAATTTATCTTTGACACTGAAAGAATCAAAGACATGTTTTCGACTGTCGTCCTTCAATTGAATCGTCAACAATTGATTAACAAGACTGGTTATCGCTTGATCAGAATCTTTGGAGAGCGCAGGAATATGACCTTTTACCACATCCAATACGGAACGTCGCCCATATTCATTGCGAAACTCTCGACAAATATAGTCGAAATTATCTAAAGGGGAGTGGTTAAAGTCAGGACATCGAGTCTTAAGTAGTTCAGCATCAGGCGCAGAACCATACTCAAGGACATATTCCCAAATGAAGATAGCTTCATCAGACCAATAGACAAAGCTTTGAGCAGAGAGGTTATAGTTCCGAAGAGTTTGGAGGTCTACCGGGGATTTGATCGACGAAAGGACCGTGCGTTCGATTTCTTCCGATTCCATTTAATTCATTGACCTTTAGATGTTTGAAATTGTTTGAGAGTAAACTCGCTACTCGCTTACAGTTGTACGAGGATACCAGCTAATGGACCGTAAGTCAATATGAACTTTCCGCATCCTTAGTAGTCTCTCCAGCTTCAAATCCAGCAACCGTTAGAGCCTCTTCATAAGTAGTAGCCACGATGGTGTACTTCTTAGAATCATTAGTGACATAAAAAACCTTTAAAGCAGAGGTGTCACTACCTTTAAGCGTAGGAGCCATAAAATCATATTCAGGATTTTTTATAAAAGGATTACTACCCATTATGGATGACTCACATGGTTTTGACTAAAGTGGCTATTAAGCCCAGTGGTATTTTTACCAGAGTTGAACACTACCATATACATAACACCAATACCATACCCCGCAGGATTCATCACTGAAGTATCATAATATTGAGCAGTGTCTTCTTGACTACGAACATTGCCCATAGAGTATATTTTTCCAGCCGTTCCAGCACCTGTCACATTAACTGGGAACGAACTATTAGCAAAAGCAGTCAATGTATAAGTATATGGACTGCTTCCAGCCTTATTAGAGACAGTATATAGCCCATCAATTACTGGTGTAGAGTTAGATTCCCCGATCCATATAGCCCTACCATTAGGCATATTACCTGTAGTAGTAACCACAGTGGGGTTAGCAGCTGAAATAGCGGTTATCGTGTAATAACCATTACCAGTTACATTATCATTAGGTAATCCCATCACTGCCATCTCTACCGCCGTGTATTTACTACTTGCAACAGTCCAATCCCTAACCATACAGATTGCATTAGGATAGCGTTTACTACTATCACTTCCCCCTTCTGCACCACAAATATTGGCAAATACTAACGGGGCAGAGTCCAGTGCAGGCAAGTTAATGGTGAAACGTCCGGTAGATGATATATCGTTATGACTAACAAACCCAGTAAACCCTGTCATAACCTCTGCATTTATCTTGGGTGTGTCGGTAACCCACTCATCGTAAGTAGCACCACTATTAAAGATATCTCTATGGGCTAGATACAAACCAGAACCTTCAGCAACAGTAGCAGAATTACGCAGATATAGAGTTGCTTCATCGGTTCCAGGGTGGAAATCAGGAGTACCTGAATTAGTTCTCTTATCTCTAGCTATAAACCCTAATCCAGCACCGCCTGATGTATTACCAGTACGTTCAGGGGTTACGCCTTGTTGATCAATCCGAAGGATGGGTTCAGAATATGTTAGCCCAGTTTCAAAATCTAAATAATTTCTAAGATTAAGTCGCCATTCATTATTATAATCGGCAAGAGTACTCCCACCCTGCGGGTAGACACTGAGCTCCGACCCAATAGTTTCGTACCCTACCTTTAGTGTACCTCGACCTGGGCCTTCAGGGAGAAATGATAAATCTTGTTGAACTACTGTATTTACAGGTTGAAAGACAGCATTTGATGTTTCCCGTGAACGAGCAACTACATCCCGCAACACCCTTCGATCCGCAGGACCTGGTTCAAAAACCGTAGAGATATCTCTAAATAGTAAAAGTTCAGTCATCCACCCACCACCACTGACATTACAAGTCATAGAATACAAAAACCATGACTCATTAACTATGCCAGCCGTGGGAATATCCACATTAACTCGATCGCCAGCACGAACCATCTTCGGCTCATTAAGATAAGTATAAATAGGAGGAGCAGGCAAACGAATACGACATTCACGTATTGAAGTCGTTGAGGTAGATTTAACCTTCTGAAGGAGCGCTAATGCCCTCTGATGGCACTGTGTGCTAGTTGTTAATGAAGAATCATCAACTATTCGCTCCTTAAGAACTCCATAGGTTGTTTGTGAAGTTGTATCTTCAGCAACACCATAAGCTCCATTCTGACCTCGAACAGCAATCTTATTCACAAACTCTATTGGATGATCTCTAAGTTCATAACCCGATAAAGGCATCCGTTGAGGGCCATGTTGTTCCCGTTCCGACAAAGTCATCCCGTAACTTTGAGGATCAGAATGCCTAGCAGAGGTAATTCCTGAAATCGTACCAACTTCTAGATTTGTACTCCAAAGAGTTGGACCAAACCAGCCTTGAACAATTTTTGCAGCCGAAGTAGCAGGACTCCCCTGATTAGCCCCCATCTTAGCGCGTACATAATATGCTGTTTTTCCAAACGCTTGATCGGTCGCATTACCTTCTTTTATACCGGGCTGAATAGGTCGCCAAGCATCCGGCATATCAAAAATGATTGTGTTAGTTCCTGAAGTTCTCAAATTAGCCGTTGAATCAGTAACACCTAGGGCAACCCAATCATTAGTTTCAGACCATGTAGAGCCTGAAAGGGATTCCCCTTGAAAATATTCCCACGTTATGTCATTACGTCCTGTTGAAGAGGAGGTAAGAACATCTGAAAGGTTAAGTCGTATCTGTGTAAAGGGGTCGTCATTTCCAAAATAAACTGCATCCCCCGCTTGACCATTATCTGCGACATAGACCTTTTCTGGCACTACAGTACCCGCCGTGCCAGCAGTGGTGACGTTAACTGCAACGGAAAAGGTGGTAGTACTGAGAACAGTAACAACATGAGTACCATTAAGAGTTGGGGTTGAGTTAGACCCTGTGATAACGACTCTATGACCTGTTGTAAGACCATGCACTGCGACGGGAGTGGCAGTACCCGCAGTACCTGCACTTGTCACAACTACATTAATCTCAAAAGAACGAGGTGTTGCTACAGTAATAATATGAGTGCCATTAATAGAAGGAGTTGAATTACTACCTGCTATAACAACAGAATCCCCTGTAGCAAGTCCATGGACCGCAGATGTACTAACAAGAGTTGGTGTGGTAGCTGTATTAGCACTAATTGTCAACCCAACTCCTGTGGTTGTCACCACAGTTGGATTCGCTATAGTATTTCCAGAAATAGTAAAACTTGTGCCAGAAGTAGAACTCTGAATCTCTTGAGAATAATCAGTGAACTTAGATCCCGCACTCGCTGACGTATCATAACGATAACAATAAGGAAAAACCGTATTAGCTATACTTGCATTAACGGTAGCGGGAGTGTTGTTTAGCCACGGGGTAGAACCACGGTCAAAATATTCAAGTATGGCATTATTTGATGTTTTAACATCTCGTAATGTAGCAACCCTCGTGGGTGTACCAGTAGTTATATAACATCTAACCCAGTATAGATATTTATCATTTGGAGGAGTACTAATCGCTTGTGATAGTGCAGTATTTCCCGAAGATGTGACATTTATTGGAATTGATACTGTTGTAGCATTAATGCTAGTCACTGTATGAATACCATCAATTGAAGGAGTACTGTTCGACTGGGAAATAACAATCTTATCCCCAGTTTTCATATTATGATTAGCTGTAGTTCCACCAGCCCCATCGGCTGTGGTTAGAACAGTTGGATTGGCGACAGAAATACTATTAAGTCCTGTATTAGATGGTCCATTCTTCGAAGCTTTTGGTGAAGAAAGACTAACTAAATCACGATAAGGAGTGGTATTTAAAGTTCGAATTTTATTAAACTCCGGCACTACTTTTTCCAGAGTTACAGTCTCTAAAACTCTTTCATAATCCCAACGAACATCTAAATACCAATGTGGATTAAGTTCCTCTTGCTTCTCATCTTCTTGCCAGGCAGCATTTCCAGATCCACTAAGAGCTTCCGTTGAACTTATACGACTATCACAAACTACATGTCCGGTAGTGCCAGCAGTCGTTACATTTACAGCAACAGAAAAAGTAGTAGCACTGATTACCGTTACAGTGTGAGTTCCATTAATTGTCGGAGTCGAATTAGACCCAGAAATCGTAACCGAATCCCCTGTTGCTAAATGATGACGTTCCGTAGTTATAACAGTAGGATTGGCAAGTGTATTAGCACTAATGGTAAGCCCCGAAATGGTTTGCCACGGTTCATCTTCTTCTGTTGCGTAATAATTACTATATGCTTGCCAAACAAATTTTACATTCGAATAATCTGGAATTTCTGCTTGCAATGAATGAAATGAAATCCCATTGAATGGCTTTTCTGCTCCAAAATACCAAGTCTCTGATGCACCACCTATAAAATTAGTAGTGCCATCATTAGTATCCCAAAGTAATTTTGTACCTGTTCCGGCATTCCCCCCACTCATGTTTAAGGCTAACCATGTGCCACCATGCCCATCTCGACCTGCTGTCCACCCAGATCCAGCAGTATTATGAGTATATTTCCAAACTTCCGAAAAAAAGTCCGGATCTGAAACACGATAATCATGAGCCACAGATGGATAGGTATAAAGTCTTATTTTATTAAGATATGCAACATCTGAAATTGCATCCCCCGCACTTCCATCTCTGCAATAAACACGTACCCAATATCTATTAGTATTGCGATGTTCACCACCATGATGAACTTTTGATAAAGAACTACTACGGATATCCTCAGGAGTTGTAGTACCTACACTAGCATTATATGGTGGTGACCAACTCCGATTTGCATCATTTGCGGTATGCATATCAGGAGTAGAGCCTAAATCTCGTTTCATCCAGTTAGTAAGGTTGCTGACTGTCCAATTGGCAGATCCCTCTAACGACCCAGTAACCTTGATAAAACGATTATCAACAGTAGGGGTAAAATTTACCCAACTATCACCATCCCAATATTGCCACCGTAACAACGTATAGGTCCCATCATAGATAGTTGTGCCAGTTGTGAGATAATTATAAATAATTCCATCAAATTTACTATTTGAACCGAAATAGAATATATCTCCAGATTGGGGAGTATCTGTAGCCCCAGCCGAAACATTCAAACCCTTTATATAATACGAACCTTCCCGTGATTCAGATGTTAAATCGGTCCAATAGGTACTTGGTGAAACGTTGGTGGAAATAGTCCCCCCACTATGATTGACGGGAGCAGGATGATAATACATCGCCATAAAATCTTGTTGAACATCCTCTTCAGCAAGACTTGTAAACGCTTCCATTCCAGTTTTAGTGCCACGATAGATATAATCACCTACAAGTCCACCGGAAGAAGTTTGATAGTCACCCTTTAATCCATACGTTCTACTTAAATATTCTTTATAAGTCGAAGTAGTAGTCCTCATCTGATGGGCTAATGCTCGATCTATTCCATATGTCTTAGCAGTAGCAGAAGTACCAGTAGAGGGCTGTATAGTTTCATTGAATAAAATAAAATCTAATAAGCGACTAGTGGTAGACCCACTGTAAACTCCACTAGTCTCTGCAGCTGTGATAGTTCGATCAGCTACATCATCCAAAAAATCTCGACAGGTAATAACTAAATGTCCTGTCTCATAATCTGGGTCAATGGAAACAATTCGCCCGAAGAAAGTTATAACCCCATAATCATCAAGTAATCGAACCCTTAACATAGGCCGATAATAATTCTCTTTCTGGTTAAAAGGATTGATGATTTTAACTCTCAATACTCGACTTCGATTTCCAATACTATCCATCAAGGCAAAATCATTTAAACCCTGTTCATTAGTCCACTTTTCTTGAACAGTCCGATCTAATTTAACTTGATTTGAATATTGGAAAAAAGTTCCGACTATTGCCATTTAATTATCCTTCATCTTGAGCAACACGTAACTGCATCTCATTTTTGACTATTTCAAAATCAAAATTAAATCGCCAAATATCAGGCTGTCCCGCAATCTGCGTCAAAGTAAGTCTTCGTATAAGACCCCGATAACGTCTGCGTCCTTTATAATTAAAGGTCCAGTCCCAACCATATGACCCACCGGGATGCCCAATAAGGTGATTATTACTTATAAAAGCGGCTGTTTCCGAACCTCTAGGATCATCACTTGGTTCATCTCCAAAATATCCATGATCTCGAGTAGTACCTGATATAGCCCGTCCATGCATTGGACCAATCGTCAATGCGGGAACTCGATTAGGATTTTGCCAAGTAGATTTAGTGTCTCGATTAAAATTATGAACTCTCGCCCACTGAGATCTTGCTATATCCAACAAATTCTGCTTCCTGATGTGACGACCACTCGTACTACTATAATGAGTTTCTCTATCTATTAACACACCTTGAACACTAATGATTTCACGCATCATACCAAGATCAATAGTCAATGCCACAATCTGATTCGTATTATGACCGGAGTCACCTGCAACTCTGGCAACACCCGGCATTGGCATCGCTGAAGTTTGAGTTTGAAATGTATGAGTTAAAGATTCAACATCTAACTCAAATTCATTACCCGGTGTTGTACTAGTAGTAAGTTCCCCATATTTAGCTTGACCTTTATTCGGCCCAGTAAGGCCAGCATTTGACATAATCCCATCGCCAACTGTGTCCTGCCAATGGTGAGTAGCGGCCCCTGATCCGGCTACTGCAATACTTACGTTATAATCATCAGTGACAGAACGAGCAGTAAATTCAGGGCCTGGGCGCTCAGGAGAAGCATCATTGGCGGGTAAATTTGGCTCCGAAGGATCAAAAGCGGCAGATAAGATAATACGTTGAGTTATAGTACTCGGAAGGTTTTGTATAGTCATATGTCATCCCCTATGAGTTAGGAGCCCAAGTAATTAAACCATCAGACCCATCAGTAAACAAAAGAGTTCCACCACTAGTTCCTGAAGGATAACGATATCGCCATGCAAATTGACTGTATTTAGTCCCTGTAAAACGTCCTACAGAATTACCGCTAATAGTGACTGGACCTGAATCAAATAACTCTTTTTCACCAAAATATGTCAATAATAGTGGTGGGGGTTGCCAATGAGCGGGGCTTTTAAGGATGAATGTTCTATTCCCTTTATGTATACCTTGAATAATCCACTCCCCATTAACCGTTGGACTAGAATTCGTACCTGAGATGAAAACAGAATCCCCCTCCTGAAATTCAATTGCTTCTCCAGTCGTTTTATCTAGAATTGGCTCATTGAATTGATCTTGAAGTTCTAAATCTCTTGATGAACGAATTTCAACATAGTTGAACATCTCATCCCCATTAGAGGCATCCCCACTGCCGTCATCTGGGTTACCACCATCCCCCTCAACAAGACGTATACGGTTTATATCCCCTTGCCACATCACAGAGGCTAGAGGATTTGATTGATGTTCGTTATTGATCACAGAAAAAGTCATATCCCAGAACCAAATATCAGGTCTTCCTCCCTCTAACCTAAAACTTAAATCCTTGATTATACCCCGATAGATCCGTGCATCCCCGGATGGTTCTAACGGGACAGAAAACCCTGGAGAAATCAACCCATCAAAAATTGTTAGACAGGAATAAGATCTAGGATTCAAAGCATTAGACAGTTTACCACCCCATGCCTGTGTACCAGTCCTAGCAGTTTTAAAATGTTGCATTCTTGCAATGTTTAAAAGTATTTGACGACGCGGATTAGCAGCCGTAACCGGACCACGATCCACTAAAACCCCCGATAACTTAATCGTCTCTAAACGATTACCTAAAGCTAAGACAATATTATTTAATTGACCAGGAGTTCCAGCTCGACCCGAATTTGTTAAATCATTTCGAATATCTGCCGCAGGCATCGGCGAAACTAATACTGCATCAGTAAACTCATGAGCAACAGTATCAGCCCGTAATTGAAACGCCGTAGTAGTAGGCGGAGATTTAGTCTTGAGTACAGACTCTCCATCAAAATAGGGGGCATATTCGTCAAAAGCTCTATTACTGAAGTCTGTCCCAGGCGAAAGAATTGTATCCCAACGGGGAGATGTTACCCATTTTAAGACATCTTGAGAGCCATCAGCAGCCCCCCCTTTTTGGATATACATATTTGGCAGACCATACACTCGCCGTGCGTCACCTTCAGCTAAATTTTTAGAACCATCAATAGAACCAAGATTATCCGTGGTCATGATGGCATCACTAGCTGCTTGAATAGTGATAGTTACATCAGCCATTTAAAACACACTATTAAAGAATGAAGCCTCATCCAAAGTCTGTAACCGTTCAACATCTTTAACTATATCAGCAACACTTTGATTAGAACTAATCGAAATATTAACAGTTCGATTAGCTACCGCAATCCCACCACCGCCTCTACGACTCCCTAAGCGTCCAAAGGCTCTACCACGAGAGTGAATACCACTGGCAATCATCGTGGTGGGGCGAGTATAGTATGTTCCTGATTTTCCAAAAGTTCCTGACTGTAAAACATCAATGTCTTCTTCAGTCATCCAAGGATTACCAGTACCAACTCGACTACTAGCAGCCTCTCCACTAGTAGTTACCTCTCCGTCACCTGTAGTTACTACAACACCATCTCCAACATCATCTCCGATTTCACCAGTGTCGTCACCAGTGTCGTCACCACCCCCAGTATCAGTATCATCACCGCCACCAGTGAAATCACCGAGACTTCCAGCTCCACCAGGGCGAGGACGACCAGCGATACTCCCACTAC